CTTGCCGTATCGATATCCTGTACGGTTACAAGACCATCCGTCCAGAAATGGCGTGCAGAATCCTTTCTAACTAAGGAGGCGGCATGAGCTCAGGAATTATTACAGGAAATCTTCAAAGCATGGGAGTAGTGGCGGTTACGCTCTCCCCTGCGGAAGTGGCCGCCAATACCTCAGCCGAGCAGACGTTCACTTTACCTGGATTAAAGTCAGGTGATGTGATTGTAGGCGTTTCTAAGCCTACCACGCAGGCAGGATTAGGCATTGTCGGCTGGCGGGTGAGCGCAGCCAATACGGTAGCAATCACGTTCATGAATGCAACCGGATCACCCATTACTCCAACCGCTTCACAGACTTACCTGATCACTTGGGCGCGTCGTGATGCGGTTCAGTCAGGCATCGCTCCTTAACAAAAATCAACTGGGTTACGAATCTGTGACCCAGTTTCCCGGAGGAACTATGGAATATCCGAAAATGCTATTTAGCCAGGCGGGATGGGATAACTTGCAAGATCATGTCATCGTAGACAACCCCACAGAAGAAGATAAAGCCCGCGCATTAGGCTATGACGACATGGCGGCAGTGGAAGCCAAAAGACACCCTTTTCATAAGCCAGTCAAACCCGCTAAAACAGCTAAATAATGTCCTTCTCTAATTACGAGGATTTGATTACCAACGTCGCGGACTGGATTCATCGCGACGATTTAACCGACCGTATACCGGATTTTATCCAGCTTGCGGAAACACGCATAAATCGTTCGCTGTTATCCAGACAGGCGGAAACGGAGCTCGCTAGAACGGCAACAGTGGGCTCTCGGTTTATCGCCTTACCCAATGACTATAAGCAGCCATTAGGGCTGTGGCTGACAACCTATACGGTACGCGAAGAACTGGTCTACAAGATACCAGAAAAGCTGGTTGTGTCCACGAATCAGAGCAGGCCTTATAAATATACGATTGATGGCGGCTATATCGCATTTGAATGCCCAGCAGATCAGGCCTACACCTACGCATTCCGCTACAAAGCGCTCTATAACCTGCGCAATACGACAACCAATTACATTTTAGATACTTATCCAGGTCTCTATCTCTACGGCGCATTGCTGGAAGCAGCCATCTACATCCGAGACCAGGAACAGACACAGCAGTTTGCAGAGATTTTCCAGAAAGAACTCGACGATGCTAAATCATCGGAAGCAGAAAACAAAGACCCGTCCACACTGTCAGTTGATCCAATGCTGACCAGTGCCGGGCAATTTAACATCAATTCAGGGGATTACAATGGGGCTTGAGTCAGCTAACTATATTTCTGATTTAAACACCAGCAACCCAGCGGCAACCGATGCTAAAAGTCAGGGTGATGACCATTTAAGGCTGATTAAATCCGTTTTAAAGAACACGTTTGCTGGCTTCTCAGGTATGGTCATTGTGACCGGCACCGAGGCGCAGGGTTCAACGGTTAATGATTACACGGTTACGGTCAGTCCAGCTCCATCCGCGTATAAAGCCTCTATGCTGGTGGTATTCAAAGCAACACATACTTGCAGTGGCAGCTGTACGATTCAGGTTAATGCGTTAGGAACTAAAACACTGCTCAATGTGGAAGGCGCAGCGCTTAAAACAGGCGATATTGTCAGCGGTGACACGGTTCTAGCTTTTTATGATGGCACGCAGTTTTATTTATTAAGCGGCAATGATCGAGCGAACCGCAATGGCGACACTTACACCGGCACACATAATTTCACGGGCGCGACAGTCAACGCGGCAACCGTAACGGCTACGACGCCAGCAACGGCAGACAATAGCACCAATGCAGCAACAACAGCATGGGTTCTAAATTATTTAGCGAATGCTCCCACGGCAGCCACGCCAACCACCGGCGACAATTCAACGCGCATTGCTACCACGGCGTTTGCAGTCCAGTTAGCGTTTGCGGCAGCGTTACCCGGTCAGGCCGGAAAAGCGAATAAATGGCTTAAAACGGATGGCGCCAACGCTTCCTGGGAGGATTTGGAGCTTTTCCGCAGTGCCAGAACATCAAACACAATACTAGGAATAAACGATCAAGCACGATTTATCGATATCACCAGCGGGACATTTACGCAGACATTCGCGGCCTGTGCAACGCTGGTTAATGGCTGGTATTGCATCATTCGGAACAGTGGAACAGGAGACATTACGCTAGACCCTAACAGCACGGAAACGATTGACGGACTGGCTACGCTCATTATGTACCCAGGGGAAACGCGATTAATTCAATGCGATGGCACAGCGTTACGCTCTGTTGTGTTGAGTTCATTCATTAAAACTTTTTCAGCGAGTGGAACCTTTACTAACCCTTCAGGTTATCGGCTATTTGCTGGTTTCCTATGGGGCGCAGGCGCGTCCGGGGGCAAAGGTCAGGCAGGGGTAGCAGGTGGCGTGGGTGGCGGCGGCGGCGCATGTGTGCCCTTTACCATTCCGGCTTCCTCCTTTGGTGCAACTGAAACCATCACGATTGGAGCAGGTGGCGCGGCGATTTCAGCGAATAACACGGCAGGAAATGACGGCGGAAATTCCACGGTGGGCTCATTAGTGACCTCCTACGGTGGCGTATCGGGTGGCGGCGCTGGCGTGCTTTCTAAAGGTACGACAACAACCGGCGGCCAACCGGACACCGAATCATCCACCGGCAATAATTATTACGGTGGCGGCGATTCAGCGGCAGCGGGAACCTCAAGCTATTACGGCGGCGGCGGTGCAAGCGATGCAACCAACCCGGCAGGCGCAGGCGGCAACAGTGTCTTTGGCGGCGCAGGCGGGGCAGGCGTGGGCACCTTGGGCGCAGCAGCCAGTGGCGGCACGTCAACTTATGGCGGACAAGGCGGAGCGAATGGCAATGCTTCCAACGGGACCGCAGGCACGCAACCCGGCGGCGGAGGCGGTGCAACCGTGTCAGGTGCAAACAGCGGCGCAGGAGGCGATGGTCAATTGATTATTTGGGGGATTGTGTAATGCGCTATGCAATTGTAGTGGATGGCAAGGTCAGTAACATTACCCGGTCAGATTCAGCGTTAGCGGCTAATTGGTTTCCTTGTGATGATACGGTAAAAATTGGTGATACCTGGACTGGACAAGCATTCACCCCAGCATTAAACATTATCCCAGTCCCAGCAAGAGTCACTATGCGACAAGCCAGGCTTGCTCTACTTAACGCAGGCAAGCTCGCAGCGGTTGACACGGCTATCAATGCCTTGTCCAGCCCGGAAAAAGAGCAAATGCAGATTTACTGGAATTACTCGACAGTCATAGAGCGCACGAGCCCACGGGTAGCGGCGATCAGTTCGGCTATTGGCTTAGATAGCGCAGCCATTGACAACCTGTTTATTGAGGCGAATAAACTGTAATGGCGTGGGTAAGAATACCTAATGCTGGTTCAGGTGGCGTCAATAAAGACCTTTCACAGCATGAATTACCGCTCAACGTCTGGACGGATGCGCAGAATATCCGCTTCTTGAATGGCTATGCGTATCAGTTTTACGGACATGGCGAGGTTTATAACTCTCCCTCTGAAGCGCCTCAGCATGTGTTACCGGTCAATGTGGGCGGTGGTCGTTACTGGATATATACTACGGCAGGTAAAACCTTTGCGGTGACGAATAGCGGCGGCGTGGCGGTGCATACCGATATTACCCATGCGACACCGAGAACAGGCGTGGTGAATCAGTGGACTAGCACACTACTCTCAGGTATTCCAATCCTGAATGTGGGCGATACTAGCAAAGTTCCTATGACGTGGAATCAGAACCTTGCTAACAAGTTTGTAGATCTACCGAATTGGCCCGCCAACACTTACTGTAAATCGTTACGCAGCTTTAAAAACTTTCTGGTTGCGCTCAATGTGACCAAGGGATCATCGAATTACCCCTACATGGTCAAATGGAGTCATCCGGCTGACCCTGGGAGTGTACCGGCCTCATGGGACGAAACCGATGCAACCAGAGACGCAGGCGAGTTTGATCTGGCAGAAGGCTACGATCACATTATTGACGGGTTGCAGCTACGCGACTCCTTCATGATCTACAAAGAGAATTCATGCTGGCGACTAGACTACACCGGTGGCGCATTCGTTTTGCGATCAAACAAAGTTCTAGGCACATCCGGCGCGATGAACCGCAATTGTATTGTCGAAATCGATGGTTTCCACGTCGTCTTAACCGGATCGGACGTGATCGTTCATGATGGGATGAGTGCGCAAAGCGTACTGGATAGGCAGACACGGCGGCATCTATTCCAGAGCATTGATGTAGACGGAACTGATTTATGCTTTGTATTCAAGAATCCCTTTTTTAATGAAGTTTTTATCTGCTACCCCTCCATTGGATCAAGCGTTTGTGATACCGCAATGGTGTGGAATTACGTGGATCGCACAGTAAGCTTTAGAAGCTTACCCAACATTAATCATGCCGCCTTTGGGCCGGTCGATAACTCGCTGGCGGGTAACTGGAACCAAGACCCTGCTCCCTGGGCATCTGACCTGTCAGCCTGGGATGGGCCTGACTTTGTGCCAAGCACTGCCCGAGTCATATTCGGCAGCAATAGCACCAAATTGTACATGCTGGATTCCTCAGCCAGCTTTGATGGGGTGATCCCAAGCGCCTATTTAGAACGTCGCGGCTTGTCCTTTGGTGAGCCTGAACGCATGAAATATATCCGAGGCATCCGGCCACGCATAGCCGGTAATCCAGGCGAAACCGTGCGCGTCAAGATCGGCTATAGCAATGATCCTTATGACGAGCCAACCTGGAAAGAAAATAGAACTCACACTATCGGCTCAACCGTAGCAATCAACTGCATGGTATCAGGCCGGTATATCGCAATACGATTTGAGACAGGAACCGCTTACCAGTGGCGGCTGGATTCATACGATATTGATGTAGTACCCGCAAGTAACTGGTAACAATTTAGAACACCACGCAGACATCTTGAGCCGCCTTGGGAAACCTCGGCGGCTTTTTTTGGAGAATGAATAATGGCAAATGATACACAAGGGCGATTTGTGCCGGAAGACGGCAATGACACTATCGCCTACAACACCGATGGCACCATCTCTACGATTACGCGCATAGTCGGCTCAACGACCTGGATTGAGACCTACACCTACACCAGCGGCAAATTGACCAACATTAGCGGGTGGGTGAAGCAATGAACGTATCTGCCTTAATCAATAGCTTTCTGGTGGCTCACAAGACGCTGGCTAAACTGCTGAGAATGCCCTACGGCATATTTCAGAATGCCATACCAGTGATTTTGCCTTCTAGCGGTTCCATTGGAAACAACGGCGCTTTAACCCTTACCACGGCATTGCCTGCCATCTTTACCAGAGCATATATGTATTTCCCTGCCAATGCGATATCAGCAGGCAGCGCGGCGGGTTTGTATTACGTTGTGATGAGTTCAACCACGGCTGGTACGATCTACAACAATACGCTCACAAGCGGTGAGGCCACTATTCCATCCAGTCCGACTGCATTTGCTACGACTGGGCCGGGGGCCTATACGCAAACCACCGCATCCGATATCACGCTTGCACTTTTCACGCTATACGGCGGAACGCTTGGCGACCGTGGCGTTATGGTGATCAATCAGCAAGCCAGTCACCCCTCTAACGCAAATATAAAATCACCAAAGATCAAGATAGGGGGAGTGTCAGTGTTTGATCCGGGTGGTTACACCACGCAAACAATTATAACCGTACCTTATGTGCTGAGAAATAGAGGAGCAACAAACATTAATGTGGACAGCAAGCACGCAGGAGTCGGTAACTCATTAAGCGTTACATCTGGCTACAGGACGCTAGACACGTCCACGGATTTAACTGTTTTGTATACAGCCAATCTCCAGGTTGCAACAGATTATTTCATTCTTGAGGGCTTAGACGCCCAAATACGTCCCGCTACTTAAGGAGATAGGCATGGCGACAGATACAGCGGGGCGTTACATTCCTGATGATGCACCGGAAACATACACCTATAACAATGATGGAACCATTTCAACGGTAACCAAGAGCCATAATTCTGAGACATGGATTGCTTCATACACATGGTCAGGTGGCAACCTTATCTCTTATAGCGGGTGGGTGAAACAGTCATGAACCTCCCTACATTTTACCGCTATTTAAACATATTTAAATACTACATCTATCAGCTTGTAAATGTACGTTACTACAGTGTTGTAGATTTAGTAGGAAGAACAGGAGAGAACGGCGAGAAGATATTAATCGATAGTTATTACGCTTACGGGCTCTACCCAACATCGCAAGGGAAAAGCAGATATTTTGTCTATAGTGCGAGCCAAGCTAAATCTGGGCATGATGGCGTGTCCGTTATATCGGATACCGTTCCCTGGGATGGATCGCAATCGACTTTAGCGGATTTCCATGCAGGAACAGGGGAGACAAGTCCTGGCGGGAGCGGTGCATGGGTTTGTAAAATTTCCGAGGTTGACCCATTCATGGCTGGAGCAGTAGGCAATGCATCGGTAAATGATACTGTGGCGGTACAAGCAGCATTGATCCACATGGTGAGCCAATCGGTTGCCTTTTTTCTCCCGGCGGGTACTTTTCTGGTTAGCTCACTCACGATAACCGGGCGATTTAACATAACCGGAACAGGCCGATTATCGGTGCTGAAAGCGGCGACGACCTCCGCGTCTCTTCTTACTATAAACATCAACACGACAACGGTTAATGACGTAAAAATAGGAAACCTGAAGTTTCTAGGCGTCAACTCGGCTGACACGAATCATGTGGCGATCCGTTTCACAGGAGATAACACCTCGTTCATCCAATTCGGTGATTATTCGAATATATGGGTGGAAGGGTTTTATGCTTTCGTTAAAGACGAAAAATTACCTAGAACTACCGTGAGCGGTCTTGAAGCCATGCTTAACTGGAGCACTTGGTCAAATATACATTTTAACAATGTTAAACAATATCTCTTCTGGCTAACACAGGGCAGCGGTACTGGAAATGTCTGGAACAACATTGTAGGTCTTATGCTTGATCCGCTATCAGCAACATGGTTTTTTGATGGTAATGGCTGTGTGGCGGGAGATGTGATTATTAATGGAGCTCATTTAGGTTGCCGGGACACGGTAAGCGGATCAATAGGTATCAAGGTTGGAGACAATACCACATATCGTAGCAATTTTTCTATTAGTAATAGTCAGTTTGATGCCCATTGCGATACACCATTATTACTTAGTTCGGTTGGTTCAGAAAGATATGTGAACTGGAAATTCTATAACTGTAATGGGATTGATTTGTCGTTTCCAGACATTCATTACATGAGTTATTCGCGATCAGAAGACCGGTACTCTGATCTTAGAAAAGTCGGAAGGGCGATAATATCCGATGCGACAGGGTCGGCGACAAACACATGCTTCCGCATAGGAATGGCCGCCAACAGCGCCGTTAACATTGAAGTTCTAGCAAACGGAGTAGTTGGCGGAGTTGGAGCATTAAGTTCCAGACACATCATTGCGATTAAAACGGATGGTGTCACTATGACAAGTAATATTGTGGAGAGCGATATCGATACAGCAGGCCAATTGACTATTACGTGTGTGAGTGTATCCGCTAGCGAGGCAAACATAAGGGTCACCTATAACCCGTTAAGCTCCGGAACATCATTTACTGTAACAGGTATTGCATCTGGCGAGCAATACAAGATAACTAACAACGCGTAAAGGGGAACAATGATTAAAACTATTTTAGGTTTACTAGGTGTGGATACTGCCAGCGGGCCATTTACGAGTAATCTTAAATTCACTAGTGGCGGTACACCATCTGCAGACGTTAATACCTTGGATGCTTATGTCGAGGGAACCGCAACACCTAATCTTACCTTGGGTGGAGGCTCTACTGGGATGACTTATTCATCCAGGGGTATCTCCTATACAAAAATAGGAGATGTCATTTTATTTAGCCTATCAATAATTTTGACCGCAAAAGGGAGCTCTACTGGAGCACTTGTTATCACTGGCTTGCCAGTCTCGGCAAGCGCAACATCAAATTTCCCGTGTTCGATAGTTATGACAAATTTAGGTGCTACGGTGGGCGATACTTTTTTGAGTGCCTGGGTATCATTCGGGTCATCATCAATATCCATTTTTCAACAGTCAGGCGGATCCAGAGTTCAGCTTACTGATGCTGATATCACAGACACCACAAATATACGTATAACAGGACTTTATAAAATATAGTTATGAGAACCCCCAACATTAACAGCGCCTTCTATACGCCTCAACCCGTCCCGTTCAACCCTGCTGATCTAGCCAATTATCTGCGCGCTGAATTGGCAGCCATTCAGAATGTCATCGAAATTTTAGCGTCAGGCCATATCGACATGACTTATGCCGCACCGGATAAGCCGAGGGATGGGGATATCAGGCTATTTGACGGAGTCAGTTATGATCCTGGTTCTGGTCAGGGGTTTTATGGGTATTACAATGGATCATGGCATTTATTGGGGTAATTAATGGGACTCTTTGACAGTTTATTTGGCTCCAAAAAGAAGGACAAAAGCTCGTTTGACAATACGTCGGACACCACAGCGAGTAATAATGCAACTACTACGTCTAACCCGTTTGCGCCAGCGTTACCTTTCCTGCTAGGCAATGAGAATTTTCAAGGGTTGCTACCTGGGGCGGCAAGCGCATTTAACCAGGGCGGCTTTAATGCGGCGGCGCAGGAAGGGCTGGGAGTTTACAATGATGTTTTAACAGACCGTGTGAATGATAAAATTTTCCGAGAAGCGGCTGATCCTGCCATTGGAGCGATTAGAGGGGGATTTGATGCCTTAATCAACCCGGTTGACGATATCAAAGCGCGAAGCGTCGGTATGGTGAATGCCAGGGCAGGGCAGGGCGTGCTTGATCCGACTAATTCATTGTCTAGCCTGCTGTCAGGGGAGGTCGTTAATCCATTTCTGCATCAACAGAAGTATGCCATGATTAACGATTTAACGCGCAATCTTCAGACTAATGTCATGCCTGGCATTCGATCAACGGCGATGAACTCAGGCCAGTTTGGCGGCTCTCGGCAGGGCATTGCAGAGGGGCTCGCTATGTCACGCATGAATCAAGACTTGGCTCCAGCGATTACTAACCTGTTCGGTGGTGCCTTCGAGAACGCGCAAAACCGCATGATGGGTACAGCCAATGCGCTCAATGACCAGGCCGAGCGGGTAGCCGTGGGCAATGCTGACAGAAATATGCAAGCGGACATGTTTAACGCTAATCTAGGGCTACAGAACAATAGTCAGTTAATGCAGAACAACCAATTAAACCTGGGCAATCGTCAGCAAGGCTTAGACCAATTAGACCAGTTCATGGGCATGCAGGATAACATCTTCAACCAGTACATGAACGCGACGCAGATTCCTTCGCAGATGAATTTTAACAATCTAAACAACTTGAGTGGGTTGTTATTCCCGACGGCGCAACTGGGCGGCACGACTAATACTAACGCGACTGGAACGCAAAGCACTCATGCATTCGGTAAAGGGACTAATACGCAGACGTCCTCTCCTGGGATTGTTCCTGCGATTTTAGGCACTATGTCCACTATTGCTGGAATGGGAATGGGAGGAATGGGCGGCGGCATGGGAGGGATAAAATAATGGCGCATGAACTTGACCCAAGGCAAATGGGATTACTCGCGGCAGGCATGGCGATGATGGACCCGAATGGCGGATTACTTGCCGGTGCTCAGGCAGGCATGCAAGCCTACAACAACGCGCTACAGAGTAACCGCATGCGCATGATGGACTCAATGCAGGCTAAAAAATTCCAGGAGGAACAGGAGTTAAGGGACTTCTTTAGCCAGGCAAGCCAGCCCGATCAGAGCGGCAGCGTACCGAGCACACAGGATATCTTCAAAAAGGCGCTTGCTTCGGGTAATCCCGGCGCGATTCAGTGGGCCATGCTCAATGCGCCTAAGCTGGCACCGAAAGTCAAGGGATTTAACAAAGTGTTAGATGATCAAGGCGTGGCACGTTATCAGGCGATGTTTGATAACGGCACCTTTGGCGATATGAGCAGCGCTCCGGCAGCAGAACGGCTTGCATTTCAAGACTTGGGCGCAGTCACGGCAGGCATTAACCCCTTTACTGGACAACCTGTTACCCAAATGCGCAACAGTATGTCACCAGGACAGCAGGCATCCCTTGCACAATCAGCGCAGCAGTTTAACGCAAGAATGGCGCAGGATCGCAGCCAGTTTGATCAGAACTTTAACCTGCAGGCGGCCAAGCATATGTTTGACCGGCAGCAGGCAGACCGGCCACAATTTAAGGATGGCTTCTTTGTGACTCCTCCTAATGCAAACAATCCGCAGGGTCAGATCATGGAAACACCCTTATCGACCCCTCCCAAGGGATCACAGATGGATAGACAGCGATCCTCTGAGAAGCTGATGCCTATACTTAACGAGGCTAATAGATTGTTAAACAACTCAACAGGAAGCTTGACTGGTGCTGGTATAGACATGTTCGCTGGCGCATTTGGGCATGCAACTGAAGGAGCAAAGGCAGCAGCTCAGTTAAAAGCATTGGAAGGCGCGATTATTATGGCTCAACCTAGAATGGAGGGGCCGCAATCTGATAAAGACGTCGCGCTCTATAGGCAGATGGCAGGGATGATAGGAGACAGCACTGTTCCAATTGAGACGCGACGCGAAGCACTTAAAACTATTAGGCAATTGCATCAGCAGTATGCGGGGCAGTCCAGCGCAGGCCAAAAAGAAAAAGAAAACGAGCCAGGCTATAACGGGCGAAAATCATTTATAGCACCTAATGGATACTCTTCTACCATTGATTAAATAATATGCCAACATTCAAAATAACGGCCCCTGATGGTAAAAAATACACAGTCAATGCTCCAGAAGGGGCATCGCATGAAGACGCAATTAATCACGTGCAGCAAACGTACTATTCCAGCGCACCAGTAGGCAAAGACCGCTCCAAGATGACGATAGGGGAAAAGTTGCTTGACTCTCCTATTGGTGGGGTGTTACGCGGCTTGCGTGATATTCCCGATGGTGGGGCGCAACTATTAACGCGCGGGTTAGAGGCGATTTCCCCTGCCGGGTCAGACATGGAGAAATTCTTTAAAAGTGAGCGTGAGCGGGTAGAAGCGATTAACAATGAAGCAGAACGCGACTACCAAGAGAATTTCCGTCAAGGCGGCGTGGATGGATTCGATACCGGACGATTTATTGGTAATGTGGCGGCCTCTCTGCCCTTAGCAGCCGCTATGCCGATGGCAGCAACCAAAGCCCCTATGCTGGCTCGTATGGCAGCAGGCGCGGGATCGGGGGCGGCATCATCTGCGTTAATGCCAGTCATGGAAGAGGATCAAGACAATTTTGTGGAGAATAAACTCTCTCAAATAGGATTAGGTGCAGCAACCGGGTCACTCTCTCCCGTCATCGCCGATGCCGCCGGTAAATTCTTGAGCCGGTTCAAAGGCAAGCCCACGGCGCAACAGTTAGAAATCAACCTACAAGGTCAGCTAGAAAAACAGGGAATCGACTTCTCTACATTGTCTGATCAAGTAAAAGCGTCATTGTTGAAAGACGCGCAAGAGGCACTCAAGGCAGGCGGCACGCTTGACCCAAAAGCGGCAGCGTTAAAAGCTGATTTTGAATCTCTCGGCATGAAGCCAACACTAGGCCAGATTGTTAGAGACAGCGACCCCATGCAGTTCTTGTTCGAGAAGAATGCAAGGGGAATACAAGGAGCAGGCGAGGGCTTAACACAGCGATTTAACGAACAGAATAAGCAATTGATTAATGCATTGAATAAGTCACGATCTGGGCAAGGTATGGATCGGTTTAATGCAGGGCAAAGTATTATTGATGAACTTAAAAAAGTTGATGCTGGCAGAAAAGCAACTGTTGACGAACTCTACCAAAAAGCCAGGGAAACGGCAGGAATTAACACACCCCTTAATCCCTCTAATTTCGCTCAATCACTTAATAATGCATTAGATGAGGCAATGGTAGGCGATGCGTTACCGGCTGGCGTCAGGAAAGCGATTAATCAGGTAGCAACCGGCGATCTCCCTTTTACTATCCAGAAAGCAGAGCAGATCAGGCAGGCTATCAATGGACAAATGACGAATGTTCCGAGCCGGGAAAACTTCGCACTTGGTCTGGTGAACAAGGCATTGCAGAATGAAATAGATAATGTCGGCAGTTCATTAGGTGATGAGGCCGGTAATGCGTTTAAGATGGCTAGAGCGGCAGCAAGTCAACGATTTGGAGAGATCGACGCATCAGCCCCATTAAAAGCAGCGATTGACGGAATAGAGCCAGATAAATTCGTGCAAAAGTTCATACTCAGCGGGAATGCAAAAGATGTGATGACGTTGCGAGCAAATCTGAAAAACAATCCAGATTTATGGAATGAGATTAGAGGTCAAGTCATTGATTTTCTAAAGCACGATAAAGCTTTAAATAAAGCAAATGATGAGTTCGGGAAGTTCAGCCAATCAGCTTATAACAAGGCTTTGGATGCGATTGGTGACGCTAAATTAAAAATCTTGTTTAGTCCTGATGAGTTGTCGCACTTAAAACGAATTGGCAGGGTTGCAGCAGCAAGGCAAGTTGATCCTGAAGGAATCGTGGTTAATAATTCCGGCACATCTCAGGCAGTTGCTAACCTTATGACAAGACTATCTGGCGTACCCTACTTAAAAGAACTGGCAATCAATCCAATAATGAACTTCAAACTACAAGGAAAAGTCAATTCAGCCCTTAACCCATCGCTTAACCTTATTACAAAACCTGCCGAACTTGACCCCGCTCTCGTAAGAGTTCTCCAGGCACCATTGGCCGCAGCGGGCTATCCAGCGGTGAAGGGCCTGCTGGAATGAGAGATAGAGAGGCATCGCTAATGCAATCCCTAACGGAAGGAGGGCTGCTCGTAACAGGTCGTAATCCATGCTAATCAACAGATAAAACTCAATCTTACCTCAAGCCGCCATTGTGCGGCTTTTTTATTTGCATACACACGGCACGAACCACTTTGTTGCAGCAAAGCGGCCCGTGTATCACCCCATGCTATACCCAATTAGCATAATATCATTTTTTGTCTCTAAATTGAGACGTTTTAGTATAGGGGTGACGCATGAGCATGGAATCTGTAGCAGGTGGGGCGTGAATCGTGACGAAGGAAAAAACTATGGAAGATTGCCCTCTCGATGCTACATGCGCACTTGAACTTGTCAATGGCATGAAGAAAGCGCAGAGCGATATTGAAACCTTAACCGAGAAGCAAGAAGAAATCCTCAAAAAAATTGATGACATTCACAAATTTTTTATCATGCTCGGCGGTTTTAAACGCGGATTGATCGCGGCTTTTGTGTTGTTTTCTGGAATCTATCTTTTTTATACCGGAAAGATATCACTTAAAGATTTAATCAACTGGTTGCTATAAAAAGCAGGCTCTAGGATTTGATTGGAGCTATTTAAATTTCTTTTTAATGGTTTGATATGACTAAACAGATGAAAGATATCCTAACGCATTCTGGCGCGGCTGTAGCCATGATGATTATTTTGCTGTTACTGCCTCACCAAATATCGGTAACTGTAGCTGTTGTTTCTAGCTGGTATATGTGGGAGCTAGGTCAGCGCATCAAAATCGATTATGAGAACCGAGGCTTACGCTACTGGTGGAATCCTTTGCGATGGGGCAGGCAGGCAAAACTTGAATTTTTTTGTCCGGCGATTGCTGCATTAATCGTTTTTGTTATTTACCTGGTGATTATATGAAAGTCAGCGAAAACGGCTTAAAACTCCTTGCAGAGTGGGAGGAATTACGAACACATGAATATATTGATTCCGCAGGTTACCCGACTATCGGGGTTGGGCATTTGCTCACAAAGTCAGAAATTCAATCAGGATCGGTTGTTATTAAAGGCAAAGCAGTGCCATATAAAAACGGATTGACTAAGCAGCAATGTTTCGATTTGTTTGAGCAGGATTTAGAGCCCAAAGTCAAGGTGATCAAGGAATGTGTGAAGGTTCCACTTACGCAAGAAATGTTCGATTGCTTAGTGAGCTTTGTTTTCAATGTGGGAGAGGGTGCATTTAAGAACAGCACATTACTTAAGCTACTGAATCAAGGCCAATATGACCAGATACCAGATCAATTAAAACGCTGGAATAAATCAAAAGGCCAGGTCATTGCAGGGCTAACCAATAGACGCAATAAGGAGATTGCATTATGGGTTGGCTAAATAACCAGCTCCAGAATTGCATGCTGTACCGGCGCATTCTGGTGCTTATCACTCTGACCTATATTTGGCACTCAACTTACGATAGCAAAGCACTAGCGATTTATGCCATGGACAAGGCGATTGAATGGCATGGGATAGTAGCCATTCTGGGCGCTTATACCGGCCTACCTTTGGCGGCAATGGGGTATTTATTCCACAAGTATGACAAAGCACGTAAGGAGAAATAATGACACAAGCAAGCGTTTATGAACAATACATGTTAGAGCTGATCAATTCAGCAAGACTGAAGGCAGGAGTGCAACCGCTCGCATTTGATGACAGCCTGAATACAGCAGCAGAGAATCATAGTGAATGGATGATTGATACTGAGAGATTCTCTCATACCGGAATTAATGGAACGAACGCTGGCGCCAGGATGAAAGATGCTGGTTATGTGTTTAGCGGCTCTTGGTCCTGGGGAGAAAATATAGCCTGGATGAGCACACGCAACCCTACCGGATGGGCTGACGAGGTATTGAAGCTGCATACTAATCTGATGAACTCATCCGGGCACAGAGCGAATATCTTAAACAACAATTTTAAAGAGATTGGCATAGGGTTTGAGGTAGGGCAGTTCAAAGGCTTTAATTCTGCCGTGGTTACGGAAAATTTTGCGAAAAGTGGCACTGTTTCGTTTCTCACCGGTGTGGCATATAACGATATTGATCGTGATCGCGCATATGACATTAACGAAGGATTAGCCAACATCACTGTCACAGCCAGAAATAACTCAACAGGCGCAACCAAAACAACCAAAACTGGATCCGCAGGCGGTTACCAAATGGAGCTTGTTAACGGTAATTACACTGTTGAATTTAACGGCCATGTGTCGCAGGTAACGATCAATAATCGCAACGTTAAATTAGATGATATCTCTATCGTGGAACCTGTTCAGATAGTCGGGTCGTTCAATATCGAGACTGATTTATATATCTATTAAGGAGCGGCATGCTTTACATATATTTAGGAGCAGCAATCTTCTATTTGCTCTCGATCGGCGGCGCTGGATGGTACGGATTAGAGCAGGGCAAAAAGTTAGAACGTGTTGAATGGCTGGAACAAGCCGAGTCAATCAACAAAGGCGTCGCAAAAATAGTTCAGCACGTCAGAGCAGAAGAAGATGCAAACAGGTCTAATTTAATTCTCGCAATAGGCAAAGGACAAAAAGAAAATGAAAGAATTACTGCTAATTATAATAATCTTCTTAATGAGCGGATGCGCTTCAAAACCAGTCGAGCAGCCAGTTGTGATAAACCAATGCCCGGAAAAGATCAGAGTCCCAGCGTATCTGATGGAACGGTCGAAATTGAATTACCAACAAAGACTGAAAGAAGCCTTCGAGCCATTGCCCGAGACGCAGAATACGAACTCGCAAACTGCAACGCGCTGAGGGATATTATTAGTCCAGTGATTGAGGTTATTGGATATGCTGAATAAGTAGATTATTCAGCATTTTCAGCTTCCAGTATCTTTTTTGCCTCGCGTATCGCAGAAGATGGTTCATTCCATCCAAGAGTTATTGTTTTGTCTCCCTGCTGTACGTGCCACCAATTGCCGAGCAGTAACAAATGGAGAGAATTTGATCTTAAAAAATCAGCTTCCCAATCCTCAAGCAGTATCTTGACTCTTACTAAATCACCATAATCCAATTAATTTAACCTTCATAAAATGCTATAATAATATTTCGAACCTGGCACGGTTCGTATCACATTCATTAAACGAAGCCCGCTTTGCATCCCGGCGGGCTTTTGTTTATTCTACAATCCATCAGGATTGAAAGAGTATTTAATCCTTTGACTCCAAGTAGGCTCATCATCTAATTCCCATATACCCATTCCCTCATGATAATAATAAACCTCTCTCCCAGTCCTAGCCCATTCTATGATCATGTCGGCGTGTGGGTGGGGGTTAAGGATAAGATACTCCACGTTGTCCAGAGAAGCAGCAATATCTGTAAATAGGCTTCTCCATTCAAAGCTGTTTGAAGCAAATAAAACGTCGCTTTCAATTCCTTGATTAAGCCATTTAAACCCATCCTTAGCATTCAAAATCTCACTAATCTGCTCATCGCTGCCTAAAAACTTTTTCCATTCAGTCATAATTATTTAATTCCAATTCGTACAATTTTAAAATGAATTACGGATTTATTATGGATATATCAAATAAGTAATTGATTAAAATATATATATGTTTACTTATGCCAGTAACTAAGGTCATTTTACCATATTTTCTTAATGCTGCATTTTTATCTTTAAACGCCTTATTTTATGCGGCTTAGAACGAATTTTTACGGATTGCTATTTTACCAATCAATACCCATTCATTTCCATTTATCCTGTATCATTTACGGAAAATTTACAGATTCTATTATTAGATATGGGAACAATCAGAAAAAAAGGCTCAGGCTATGAGGCGCAGGTTGCGAGGCTTGGCGTAAGGAAGTCTAAAACATTCCGCACCAAGGCAGAAGCAAATATGTGGATCGCGGAGACAGAGAAAGGCATTATCAGGGGCAAGCACAATGGCCCACAAGATAAAACTTTTGCAGATTTATTGCACAAATATGGTTCCACTGTATCTGTCACCAAGCGCGGAAAAGAGTGGGAATTGTGGCGCGTCAATGCAATATCTAATGAGCCTATAGGGCAAGTACCGCTTGATGAACTTAACCAGACTCATTTTGTAGACTGGCGAGATAGGCGGCTTGAATCTGTCTCGCCATCTTCTGTAGCCCGTGACTGGAACTTGATATCTCATGCACTAAATATTGCCGTTAGAGAATGGAAATGGTTACACGAGAACCCAATTAAAGATGTTCGCAAGCCAAAGAACCCTCCACCGCGTGACCGCAGGATTACTCAGGATGAGATTGATAGATTGTTACTTGCTCTTGGGTATGATTACGATACAAAGCCCGAGAAAACATCTGCAAGAGTTGGGGCGGCTCTATTGTTTGCCATTGAGACTGCAATGCGTGCGGGTGAAATCGCTTCTATTACATGGCCTTACGTTGATTTAGAGAAAAGAATAGTGCGCCTACCCATGACGAAGAATGGCTTCCCGAGAAGCGTGCCGCTGTCCAATGAAGCAATCAGGATATTAAATCAAGTAAGGATTGATACTGAATCAGTCTTTAATCTAAACTCTGACAAGATTGATTCTAACTTCCGTATCGCAAAGAAAAGAGCACTAATTGAGGATTTACACTGGCACGACTCACGTGCAGAGGCAATAACAAGGCTATCTAAAAAGGTCGATATCCTGACATTATCCAGAATATCAGGACACCGTGACTTAAAAATGTTATCTGTCTATTATCGAGAAAGCATGGAGGATATTGCCAAACGCATTTAAGAGATTTTACCT